CCAATTACCGGGGGAATCGTACTCGATGGAATGCTTTTGGCATCTTTCACACAATTTGATTGTACCACAGGATTCAGCCATATTAAACCTCACGGGCGTGCTATTACGCCAAAGACTACAGATGCCATCAACAAGAGATTCTTTAAGCCGTTCCTCCCCATCTTCCTCTGGACAGGATTCATCCGATGCATTTCAGCGATGATTGATCCCGTTCGTCGGTGGCCAATCTATCCGTGGTTTTTATTGCCACTACCAATATGCACCAAACGGTGTCCCTGATTTATAACCAAGACGTACCTGATTATAAAATTGATCGTTTTCAAAGGACTAGCCAGTTAAGGCAGGCAGGCTCCCACACGGCGGTCACTCATTAAAGGATGGATTTCTCCACCAACCCGGCTCGTTACCGAAGGGTCATGGCTGCTTCTAAGCCAACTACCCGTGAGGCTTAAACACCTTCAAATCCTCTACCTTTCTTTGTTGTGGCACCACTCGATAATGATAAACCAAGTGTGCCTTTTTGACTAAACATTCATCGCAGATGAACATTTCTAGCCGCTCGCCGGTGAACTACCCCTGCCCTAAAGGGCAGGGGCTTCGTACTTCATCCTCAACCGCCTCTGATTGCTCTTTGGTCTTACATTAAGTCCATACGCTAACCCTGTAGTTCCTACAGTTCTTTTTCCTTCACGGTAGATGTTGGTTGCCGCATTCTTATCTCTGTGATGGTGAGCGTGGCAACGAGGGCACTCCCATTCACGAATACTCAACGGCAAACTCTCCATGACAAAGCCGCACTCCGAACAAGTCTTACTGGATGGAAACCATCTATCTACCTTGATGACTGTCCTGCCATACAATCATGGGAGACAAAAACTCCTGCAAAAATGACCACAGCCAAATTCCGTCAAGGCAATCTTCTTACTTCTATTTTTGGGGGAAATGATGAGCGACTGAAAGCACAGCAAATTCTCGGTCATCCATATACGAAACAGTTGCTTGCCACTCGCAGAAACGCCACCATTCTTGATGCTTTGAAAGCATCATCAAACTTCGTTCCGCAAGCACTTACACAAAAATATCTAAAACAACAACCCGAAGGGTGGTTTAATTGGTCAGAAAATCCAGTCAGCAAGAATGCAATACAACAACTGTTGCAACTTGTTGCCAATGAACCAAACATGAAACAATTTGCTAATATGCTTAACCAACCAGCAACCGAACAAAATATGATTGCTTTCTTGACAATCGGCAGAAATCAAGGTTTCAATAAGCCGACAGGTGCTTTTGGTGAATTACAATCGCAGATTAACAACGAAAGAGACATGGGTATCGTTACTCTTATACAACGGCAAGGTGGTATTTTCTTTGCTGGGGCGGACCATGTTGGCAATGTCACTAGATTATTGAAAGGCACACAATGAAAGTATATAAAGGTCGGATATACCAAAAAAATCTGGGATTGGTTTCCCAAAATGTTCCAGAAGTTTTTCTTTGGTATCAATTACTATCGCCTCTTTCTCTTTTTTCGATGACATATAAAGGCTCGTCAAAGATCAAAAGGCTTCCATCTTCACATTCAACATCCGTTACTGGATGAGTTGGCACAATCAATATTTTTGTTCTATCAACCGGCCAACCATTTTCTTTCACAATCATCACGGACTCAAAATGCCCATATCGTATTCTTTCTTCACGACCATCAGGCCATTTTCGAGTTACCGTAGTTGGTCTGGGAAAAGTTAGTTGTTTACTCATAGTGGCCTTGATGGGAGTCGAACCCACAAAATCATCTGGCACTCGACCAGATCGCTTTGCCAAAGGTTTGCGTACAAGGCCATCAGTGGACTTTATAAGAATCAAATGCAACACCAAGATTTATAGAGTTTTTGTATTTTGTCCAAACTTTAGAAGGAATTTCATAAACGCTTCCTTCCTCGGTGCAAACAAAAAGTAATTCAAAATCTCCCTTTTTGTAACTCTTGGCCGTATTCTTGCTCTTATTACCGCCCATCACTCGCAAAGGAACAATGTAAATACCATACTTACTTTTATGAGTCGTATATTTACATTGTACTTTTATAAGTTTACTTTTTCTCTCTACAACAATATCATAAGGTCTTTTATCCCCAAAAGGAAGCAGTACCTCATTTTCTTTTTCAACAAAATAAGCAACAGCTTTTGCTACTGCTAAATCGCCTTTTTCTTTCGTTTTCATATTTGCTCCACAACAGAGTACCATTCTGTTGTATCTATGCAGCAAATACGAAAAAATGGATTGTGAAGGAATCGAACCTCGTCGGCACCCACCCCACTTTTTTATGCCATCTGATTTACAGTCAGACGTGGGGAACACAATCCTTCTTTTTGCTCAACCTATCCATTTTAAAAAACACAGATGAAAGGTGATGGGACTCGAACCCACATAACCCCGGCCCTTCGCCTTGCGGCTCACTGGCCCTCGATGCCAATTTCTCATTTAAGGGGAACACCCTTCATCTGTGTAAGCGGAGAGCAAGGGAATCGAACCCTCACCGGATATTTCACCGGGCCTGATTTCCAATCAGGTGCAACAAACCAGTATTTGCCTACTCTCCGTTAATCATCTTTTATCTTCTTGTAGCAATCGGGACACCAAAAATATATTGTACCATAATAATTGGTGCGAGTTACCTCTTCTGTTTTGAAAACTTTATTGCAACCGTGTCCGCTATTGCTGCCACACCAATTGCCGCAAACTTTGTAATCTTTCAACAATTGTTCAGCTTTTTGCAAGTCTTCCAGTGTAACCATCATCCACCCCAAGGCAAAGGATTAACATCCACTTTGATTTCCATACCTTTTTGGCGTTCTGTATCAACCAATTCTTTCTCTGGCCATTCGTCTTTCGGAACATACTGGTGTTGTCCAGCAAATTCTTCAAGATCAACTTTGTAGCCCGCTTCGGTCAAGGCTTTGTAAATTATCGCAGCCGGTTTATTCACAACCAAACCGGGGCCAACGATTTTCACAGTAACCATGTTTCCACCGAAGTTTTGATTCCAATTTCTGCGGAGATTAACTTGAAGTTATTGCATCGTTCCTGTTTTTCTTGCCACAACTCATCTAATTCTCGCAATCTTCGTTTATAATACCACGCTCGGTCACGGTGCTGATTCCACATATCAAACGGAGCGTTCTCTTCGCTCCAAGTTGGCTTCGAGAGTCTTTTTATTTCAGAATCCAACTTTTCGTCTGTGTATTGCTTGATGTAATCTCGCAAATCATCACCCTTACAGCGGAAGGCACGGGACTCGAACCCGCAACCCCTTGCGGGGCATCACATTTCCAGTGTGACTCCTAGCCATTCGGATACCTTCCAAAATTTGTCACAACGAATTCCGCAGAGAGGATACAGTGGGATTCGATACCCACATATATCGGGTTTTGCCCGACGACTTTACTTTTGTCAATGTACTCCCAACTAGCATTTGTGACAAGCGGAAGCCAAGGGAATTGAACCCTCGCCGGTTTTACCCGGTCTTGTTTTCGAGACAAGTGCAGCAAACCAACATCTGCCTAGCTTCCAAAAGTGGCCCCGGAGGGATTTGAACCCTCACGCCCGAAGGCACCGGATTTTAAGTCCAGCGTGTCTGCCGGTTCCACCACGGGGCCGTAAGGTGGATAGTGGCCTTGGTGGGAGTCGAACCCACAAAATCACGACCTTCTGAGGATCGCCGCTTTGCCAAGGTTTGCGTACAAGGCCATTTATTTAATACTTCAATTCACTCTGCTTTCCTTCATTCAGTTTCTGCAAAATCGCATAAGGAAATTCCTTCGTAGGCTTTCCCCACCATCTTGCTAATTTCCGGTCCCATATCTGCCAACCTTTCGGTGGATTAGCCCGGATACAATATCTTTGATTTTTCTTTCCCATTAGAGTTCTTTCCACTCAATGGAATTCATAACAAACTCTTTCCACTCTTCATCGGTCAAGTAAAAGTAGAATTTTCTTTCTTCTTTTAATTGTTCCGCCATTTCTTCCATGACCTTCTTCGCATACGGACTACAAATAATTGCAAAGTCATCCATTTGTTTTCTCCTAGTACCCGTGGTCGGACTCGAACCGACAGTTTCCCTTGTTGAGAGGGAGACACCTGCTTCTAAGGCAAGCCGCTGTGCCATTTTGCGTACACGGGCATTCTAACAGTAGCCTTGGTGGGAGTCGAACCCACAAAATCACTTCTTTTTGAAAGAAGCCGCTTTGCCGGTGGTTTGCGTACAAGGCCATACAGTGGATCGGGAGGCGCTTGAATCCTCGTCTTCGGTTTTTCAGGCCGATGCTACTCCATCTCAGCTACCGATCCATATTTGCTCAACGAATAATGAAGAGATAATTTAACCTTTCGGTCAAACACACTTTTCAAGAATGTAATCCCTTCGAGCATTTGAGCAAGCGGAAGCCAAGGGAATCGAACCCTCGCCGGGGTTTAGACCGGGCCGCTTTAGCAAAGCGGTGCAACAAACCAACAGTTGCCTAGCTTCCGTAAATCTTTTCGTTCAAATCTTTCTGCAATCTTTGGCGATCCCTTTTATTGCTATTTCTTTTCGCTCGTCGTGCCATACCCCTTTTATTCCCGATGCAACTAGCATCGTTCTTTTGGGATATACTTTGATCTTTACATAACGATCTTGCCATAAACTTTTCCTTTCAGTGGACAGGATCAGAATCGAACTGATTTAGCTGGATTTTCAGTCCAGTGCTATGACCACACTAGCTCCCTGTCCATATTGTCGAAGTAAAGTCCTGACTCTTGCAAGTCTGAGCCGAATAGCGTTGGTTAACTTTTTACTTCGACAGTGGCCTCGGTGGGAGTCGAACCCACATGGGTATAACCCGCAAGTTTTTGAAACTTGTGCGTCTGCCTGTTCCGCCACGAGGCCATTATTTTTTGCGATTCTTGCCAGCAAAAGTCTTAGTTTGACTATGACAATTTGGACAAGCTAATCGCAAATTTCTGATTTCATTATTGCATCTATCTCCATCTTTGTGGTCTAACTGCAAAGTTAAAGGTTGACTTTTTCAATCACTTGCGTGTCTACCGGGCCATGCAGTAAAGTATGGCCACAGTTTACTTATATCAATTGGTTCGTTGGGATCAACATCCCATGAACCACCTACGGAAAAGTCTTCGTAACTCCCACCTATTTTTTCAGCAAGTACCTTTGCAGCGGAGACACAATCTTCTCCAAATACAAGGTAAACATGACTTTCAGCACGCCGATCTAACAAGTAGGCTTTCATATTCTTTTCCATAGTAAGTGGGAGTGTGAGGAATCGAACCCCTTATCCACTAGGGCGGCTGGGTTACAGCCAGCGTAGCTTCCCACAGCATTAGCACTCCCGTTATACGGCATCCAGCACTTGTCGAATTTTTTCGTACTTCTCCCATACGAGCAACCGATCTTTAACATTCACAACTCTGAATGAAAAGAAAATCGGGTATCCGTTAATCGAGCGAGGCCCAGCTTTGTCAAGGTATTCATAGACCATACCAATGTCTTTGCGGGCTTCCTCCGAATATTCGGAAAATGCTCCCAAAGCAATTGGCATAAACACCATGCCAAGGATGTTATCCCACTCTTCACGACGAACATGGTCTGATGTAACTGTGATGGCTCGGTTCGTAAGCCGGTGGACTGTAATGGGTTGGTTCCGGTGCCGAATAGTGCGTCGGTTCGGGAGTCGAATGATGCGTCGGCTCAGGATTGCTGTTATAGACGGTTTCGGCCACGGAAGGTTCGCCAGATTTTTCGGATTCCCCGGCCAAACTCAAATCTTGATCCTGTTCGACCTGACCCTGCCCTTGGTCTTGTTCGACTCCCTCTTGCTCAAAAGGGAGCTGCTCGAATTGATCTTCTCTCACGCCCTCAATCGAGAATTCTTCTCGATAATCTTCCTCTTGATATGCGTCCGAGAAGAGCCAGAACATGGATTGGAAGAAGCCCAAGTCGTCAAAGACCCAGCAATCATCTTCATTATTGTAAGAAAATTGTAAGAAATTGCTCTAGTTCCAGATTCCGGTTCGTCGGCATTTTGGGATGCCTTGACCGTCACCAAATGAACGGTGAAAGTATAAATTTTCCCATTCGAGGTAACGACGAACTTATTTGTGGCCTTCTTGAGTGGCACATCCTTCAAAGGAAGGTTGCCAGCGGACTCTTCATTCAAGATGACGGCCCCATCGCCCTCAATATTCACATAGGCTTCGCCATCAGCATGAACAACCAGATAAAAGTCTTGATCGTTCCAAGACTTTGGCCGTTCCCTCTTGTAGTTCTTCGCTTTTCGCAAAGAACACAATCTACCACTTTCATCACGGAAAGAGACGGTAATCGAGTCGAGTTTCAGATAGGTATTCAAGCAATGACTCCTTGTGCAAGCCGGGGGAATTGTCAATCCAGCCGAATGTTACCACGAAAAGAAATGTCTGTAAAGAGGAAACCTTCAGGAAGGAACTAAATAGAAGTATGGCAATCCAATACACAGCAACAGGCGGGATCAGTCTTTACGGATGTGCCCGTGTCAAATTTTCAGCTTATTACACCTATAAATTCGGTGAGAATTCCATCGTTTTTCTACGGTATAAAGCCGTCCGTGGTGTTTTGGAAAAAATTGCAATCAAAAAAGTGATTTTGCAATCCGGCTACCAAACTGGTGGGCTGATAGTTCCTCTTTATCAGGATACTCTAAACTCTTATTATAACGAAGAGGAATTATGCACTCACCAAGAAGCTGTTGATTTAGCAACAGCTTATTACGAAAATCTAAAAATACTTGCAAACGAAGCTCTGAGACGTTGCTAATCAAATAAAGAATTCCAAGTGACTTTGACTTTCTTTCTCTTAATTTTGCCACTGATGACTTTTTGTTCTGTTTCTTGACCCTTTTGAGCGGCACTTTTCAAATCCTCAAGAATTTCTCGGTCGATTTCCGCTTGTAATTCTTTGGCAAGAACCTTGGTCAACTCCGCTTCGGCGTCTATATTGTGAAATTGCCGTAAGTCTTGAGCGGCCTCATAAGACCAAACGGCTTTAATTTTTCGTGGAGTTGCGACAATCTGTTGACTATCTATAGTAAGAGGGTATTCGCACATAAATATAAATAAGGAGGATACATGGCTTGCTGCGGTAGAAAAAAGCCTAGACGGACCAAGGGTGTATCGGGTAAAATAAATCGGAGTTCGCTTGACAAAAACAAGCGTCCCAAAAAGGTAACAAATGAGCAACAGCAAAGCAATACTCAAAATCAGCAATGACTATTCCTTTCTGATGACAGATCAGACTGGAATAAAACACAAGATTTGGGATTGCCTCAGATTCCGTGAAAGGAACTATTTCCACAATCGCCGCTACAAAATGGGCATGTGGGACGGCTATACCGAATTCTTCAAACTCGAAACAGGCAAATTCCTCACGGGGCTGCTACCTGAAGTGCTTTCAGCATTAAAGCACTTCAATGTATCATATGAAATTCAGGACGAAAGAACAAAAACACCGTTCCTATATTCTGAAATAAAAGAAGATTTTTTCAACAATGCCCTGCCACCGGGATACAACCCGGTTACGCTTCATGATTACCAAGTTGAGTTAGTTAACAAAGTAATCAAGCATAGACGAGGCGTTATATATGCCCCCACAAGTGCGGGCAAAACCTTCATCATGCTCGGCATTCTGCGTGCAATTCCGCCAAACACGCCGACCCTTGTTTTACAAAATAGAGTCGGCTTGGCTGAACAAAACTATTCTGAAATCAGTAAATGGGGAGTTCAGAATGTCGGTACGTTATGGGGTGGTAATGTAAAACCAAACATAATTACCGTGGCATCGGTCCAGTCCGTAGCCAAAATGGAAAAAGTGCTATCAAAAATCAAAGTGGTAATCGTGGATGAAATCCACGACATGATGAGCGCTTCGCCTAAAGCTGTATATCGTAGACTCAAAAGTTGCGATATACGGGTAGCCCTCAGTGCTACACCGTTTAAATTTGGCGAGAAAGACAAAGTTCAAAAATATTACGTCAAAGGATTCTTCGGGCCGGTTCTGGAAATTAAATCGGCTGAGGGTGGCGTACTCACAACCAAAGAGCTACAAAATCGTGGCATTCTTTCTGCTTCCGACTGTACGTTCTACCCAATAGACGAACCTGCAATTCCTTACGATATTTATCTGGATGCTGTCACTCGTGGTATTGCGGAAAGTTTCCACTTCCACAAAATTGTCACTAAGCTCGCCAAACAACAAAAAGGCAGAACACTTATTCTGGTGGATCGTATTGCCCACGGCGATGCCCTCCATAATCTCTTGCCGGGGTCTTTATGGGTACAAGGAAAAGACGACTCAAAAACCCGCAAGGGCGTTATCGAGACTCTTCAAAAATCAAAAAAGAACGTAATTGCGATTGCTACCCAGCAGATTTTCAACACGGGTATCAACGTCTTTATCCACAATCTCATTAACGCTGCTGGTGGGCAGGCCGATCACCAAATCATTCAGAGAATGGGTCGTGGACTTCGTACAGCAGAAGATAAAGAAGGTTTGAATTACTACGACTTCTTGTTTAATATAAACCCCTATCTCTTGGAACACAGCCAGAAGCGTATCAGAATATTGAAAGAGCAAGGACATACCGTTACAATTAAAGATAAAATTGACTTTTAAAGGAACTGTATGCAAGACTTGCCAATTGAATTCTACAAAAATCACAGCGCACTTATGGTCGAAAGATATGCTAAAACAGCCAAAAAGCTAGGCATTATCTGGGAGTCGTATTTTGAAGACGCTAAAGTTTTTCTAAAATATGACGATTATAAGATATGGGTTTTTCTATGTGGAGTAGAAGAAACCTTCAAAGAGGCGATGGATATGCGTCTGTTAAGTAAAAAGGGCGCAAAAAAGCACGTCATGAAAGTGACTGAAAAACGCCTCTACACAATTCGGGGCAAAAACGACCTCGAACTTTATCTAAAGAATATGTGAGGAAGAAATGCACGAAGTTCCTGTTACCGAAGCAATGAAAAAAAATGCAAAAAGAAAAGCTGATGCGATGGGCCAGCTAAAGAATTCAATAAGAAAAGGAGAAGGAAATGAAACGGGATTTCTTGGAGAAATGGCCGCTAACAAAATATTGAAAGGAAGAATAGTGAGCGGCACGTCTTATGACTATGACATAATCAAAGACGGGAAGACATACGAAATAAAAACAAAAGCTCGAAGCGTTCCGCCAAGATTGAATTATAATGCAACTGTTTGTGCAAAAAATACCAAACAAGATTGCGATAACTATTTGTTTGTAAGTTTGTGCCCTATTGAAAATCCAACAAAAGCCTATGTGATGGGCTGGATAGAGAAAAAGAAATTCTTTGATAAAGCATTTTATCTTAAAAAGGGTCAAAAAGACCCC